AAGTGTCATCATCAAACTGTGCATAAAACTTTGGGCTACCTGTTGTACTTGCAGTAGGATAAGCTTCTCTTATAAAACTAACATCTTTATTAAGTAAGTAATCATAATTATTACTGCTATCTAAAACTGCTAGAGAAAATGGATATAAATAGTCTGAAGGTGTAGATAAATAGGGATTACCAGATGTTAAAGTTCCCGTAACATTTTGTCTAAAATTAGGCAGTTCAACTGACTTAATAATTCTATTTTCAGCTTGTACTATAAGAGTTGGTAGATTAGTTACAAAGGTAGACTCTGTATTTTGCGTATAATCTTGTATTGCTGTTTTTAATGTTGTAAATGTCCAACTCATGTTATTACTACCTTAACTTTACCCACTTCTCCTTTTATATCTAATCCCATAGTGCTAGAACCAAATTCTGTAACTCCACCACCTACAGGATCAAATGCGTAGTAACTAGTAGAATCTTTTTCTCCTGTATCTACCCTAGGATTGTATAAATTTTGTGGATCAACTATATTTAATTCACCTAACTTTAATTGTGGATGATCTTCATCTAAACATTCATAACAAACTCGTAAACCATTTCGTTTACCATCAAATATTTCATATTGAAGTTCATTTAATTTAACTGTAAAACCACATCTATCACATTGACCTAATGCTTTTTTACCTCTTGCGTATGCCATTATCTATAAGTTGCTAAATCAGGTACAAATCTTACTGACGCTCTTTCTCTATCTGCATCACTAACTTCATTCCATAATTCATCATATCGTTGTTTTATCATAGGAACTCTTTGTATTGATTCAGGAATTTTACAAGCTAAATTGTAAGCAAGTGCATAAGTTAAACAAGGTAAATATCTTGCTGGCACATCTGCATTATTGCTAGCAACTGTACCTGCATCTTCAATCTTTTGTATATAGTCATAAACTAAGGTGTAAGTTTCTGCATCATCAGGTGTTGACCATAATACTATTTGTAGTGTTCCTGTATTTTTATCTACAAAATATTGTGTAGGTTTTGCTTTATTTAATTTATTAGCTTGATGGTTATATTCTGTTCTAGATATTCTGTTCAATCTTTGATCAAACTGTTTATCTACATCACCAGAATCAGTTCTTATAAAAGCATCAATAACTTCTATTGCAGAACTATCTAAACTATAACTACTAGTTCCAGAAGATAAACTTACTGTTCCTTGTTCTACAGTCCAAAGGTTTAATCCTTTATTTTGCCATTCTAAAAAAACTAAATTTAAAGCACGTTTAGCACCCATAAAGCTATATCCAGAGCGTAATTCTGCTCCAGCTATATCATAAGCCTCTTCCATAATATCGCTTAAATCTAAATTAAATGTATGAGTACCGCTTGTTGCCATGTTATGTTTTTTTAATTCTAGTTATAGTTACACCAGATTTAGTTTTACTAACCTTTTTTTTAGATGCAGGTGCTTTCTGTATTTGGTTTTTCATATTAGTTCTTGATATTACCATAGTATTAACACTTCCATCTTCTACGAGCCTGTCTTATTCTTGAGTTAGGATCGTTTCTTGTTTTAGCCGAACTTTTCTTCAATTGACCTAAAGACCTAGCACAGAAAGACTTTCTGCGTTTTGCAGCTTTACTTCCTTTTTTTACTTTACCTGTTACTGCTGTTTGTAATTTAGAACCTGGATTTGCTTTGCGATACGCAGCAACTCCTTTCTTTGTCATACCAGCACCAGACTTAGTAGGGCGATAGTTTGCACCCTTACCCTTAGTTGTTTTGGGTATAGGGTTTTCTCTTTTTCTTTTGGTCATTAGAACTCTATTTAGCTCTTACCACCTCTAGCCATGCCTTTACTTCTTTTCTTTTTCATAGCTGGTTCAGTCATACCACCGCCAAACATTCTTTGAACATAATCTCTGTATTGTTCAACTTTAGCTTCTTTACCAACCTCTGTCTTCATGCCACCAGCAGCCATGTATTTTGAATTTTTACCGCCACCTGCCATGTATTTGGTTTTTTTATTCATGCCACCGCCAGCCATGTATTTAGTTTTTTTACCTGCCATTTTGTCTCCTTTAAAAATTAGATAAATATAATACTCTTTTTTATCAGAGTATTATAAATATAGATGATACTACTTTTTCTTAGTAGTAGTTTTTTTTGCTGTAGTTTTTTTCTTCGCTGGTGCTTTCTTTTTAGGTTTTTTACCACCTACATAAGCTTCATTAATGTCTGGAGTAGAAGGATCATCAGCAACTAGTTGCCCTTTTTCATTCCTTGCTCTTTCTCCATTCATCTCAGCACATTTACGTTCTGCATCTTCTAAATCAGGATCAGGACCAAATACAGGTCTGTAGATACCATCTTCATCTAGATGTAAAACTTTATACTGTGCGGGAAACTCACCAGTTTCAGAAATTACATAATCTTTAGTTTTAGCCATAATAAGCTCCTATTAATCAGAATACACTTTAACCATTTCTAATGTAATGGAATAAGTGTCTCCTGAAGAGTGACCTTTTGTGGTAAATAAAATGTCACCATTCTTACCACTACCTGCATTATTTGGAAGTCCACCAAAATCTGTAAAATCCATGTGCCCATTACTACTTTCTGCTAGTTCCATAAGTAGAACATTAGAAGTAGCATTTAGAAACAATTGGACAGACATACCAACAATGGCATGACTTATTCGCAATACTCTAACTTCTGAGCAAGCAGTACCTGCTGAGTTAGAAGATAAAGCAGATACATCTACTTTAGCTACTGCGGATTCGCCTGTGCCATCGCTGACATTGGTAAATTTCATAATACAGTTTCTTTCACCATCTATAATGGTTTGTGAAGTTACTGCATCTGCCATAATTTACTCCCTACGCTATTTGAACGTATTCAATAATAAATGTGAAAGAACCTGCTGTTGTAGCATCTACTGTATTAGTAATGTTACAGAAAATAGTTCTTGCAGTATCCGTATATTGAACAGAAGCTGGTGCTGTAGTACCGCTTTGAGTTTGTAAAACTAAAGTAGTAGTAGTTACATTATGCTCAACAACAGTTGTACCACCATCAAGTATTTCATCAGTTACTGCTGCAACAATTTGTGCACCTGAACTTGAAGTTCCGACTTCATAACCTATGTCACCTGTTCCAATAACTGGAGAAGTATCACAAAATATTTTTATATCAGTAATAATTGTATTTGCTGGTTGAGTAAATTCACCTATAGTAGGAGAATCTCCTGCTGTAGTATTTACTGTTACACCTGTGGCAAAACCAACGTGCTTTTGATATTTGTTAGTAACAATCCCAGTTGAAGCTATAGAAGCTACATCTGTAACTGCTCCTGTAGTTGAATTTTTTGAAATGACCTTAAAACCACCTTCGGCTCTTACTGGTCCATTAAAAGTTGTGTTAGCCATATTTCCTCCTAAAAGAAAAAATCTATCATCTTGGCAAATGTCTGCTAGGTCAGTTGATAGAAAAGTTTAAAAATACCTAGATAAAAAAAAGGGAGACCCACAATGAGCCTCCCTCTTAGAGTTCTTACGAACTACCTGGTGATCCAAAGATACCTAGTGGATCAGATACTCCAAAGGAATATCTTTCTCTAGCTTTGTATCTAACATTACCAGTATCAAAGTCACCATCCATAGATGTAGTCATTGGACTTCTGACGAAATGCTTCATGCCATCAGGAACATCAGTAGTGATGAAGAAAGCATTAGTATCAGTTAAATAATGATTAACTGAGTAACCTTCTGGAATCACTCCATTAGTTTTGATTGCATTGATGTCATTGTCAGCAGTACCGACTCTGTAGTCACTTTGCAATAGTCTAGTAGCAACAAACTGAAGATCAGATGGTACTATTAGTTTTCTTGGTCTAGCTGCAATTTTAAGACCTCTTTCATCAGTATATTTACCGATTTGAATAATTGCATCCTCGAGAGATGTTTCATTCAAGTCAGCACCTGAAGAAGGTCTGTTGCTGTTAGTTCCACCACTTACAAGTGGGTGAGCTGTGCTAAATAAAGCGACACCATCACCTGAAGAGAAAGTTGTAGAGAATCCATTATTTAATGGAAACGCTGCTTTCACTTGTTTTGTGTAAGCCATTGCACGAGCTAAAGCTTTAGTATATCTACCAGATAGAGAAACATAGAGGTTATCCTCCATTGCTTCTTCTGTGATTGAATATCCCATAGCAATTGTCTCGTGGGTATAACGGGCTACGAAAGACTCTTGTGCAGTATCGTAATTGATAGCTGAACCTTCATCTTTAACTGGAGCAGCTCCGAAACCTGATAACTTGAGTTCTTCCTCAAACGATCTTTCAGAATTCTCAGTTACATAAATTTCTTCATGCTCATTTTCGTAGTTGTTGTACTCTTCTCCAAACAGGGCATTAAGACCTGGAAGAAGTTGTTTTAGCTCATTAGCTCTTGATATAGCTGCCATAATTTTACTCCTTAGCCTATGCCTGTTGTGTTGAGCAATTGATGCCCTACGTTAAACATAACAAGTACATCAGTAAAACTATCGCCAATAGCACTATCTGGTCCGTCAACAAAGTCAACGAGTTTTAAAGGTAGTGTATTGGTAGTAGCTGCTGTACTTCCGTCTACTGCATTTTTGCTTGTACCGATTGCTGTACTTCCAGCAGTTTGAACAACCGCAAAGTTTTTACCAAGATCATCTTGAGTAAGAGCTTCGTCTGATTGCATCTGCATAAGTATGAAAGGGTCTGTAGCAACATACGCAACAATATCATCCGCAGCAGTTGAAGCTGGGAAATATTGATTTGGTGTGAATTGACCAGTTGTAGGGTCTGTGTAAGCACAACCAAGAAAAACACCAATAGGTGTGCAAGCCGTAGTACCAGTATCCTTTTGGATAGTAGTATTAGGGTTATCATCAGCCCACTTTACAAAATCTCCATAAAATATGGATGTGCCAAAAGCATTTTTAATTTTGTAGTGAGTTACTTTTCCTTGATAAGGGCTTCCAACAATTGTTCCAACAGGTCTAGCTCCGTGAGGAGTTGCACTTGAAGCCATAATTGTCTCCTTATATTAAATTAATTATTAAAGACTCCTAAGAATCTTTGCCAAAAGTTGTTTTTGAATTACGCTCAAACACTTGTTTGGTCGCCATTCTTCCATCCTGATCTTTAAAGTACACATTATCAACAGACTCAAGTTGAGACTTCGCC